CCATCTAACATATTTGTAAATTCTAAAAGTATCGGAGTTAAATCTGAAACGTTTTCAATCTCTATATCAAACTCATTTCTGTTTAACTGCATTTTGGTTATAGCATAATTTATAATGGCGTGGCACGTGTTCAAATTGTCAATCTCGTTGTCGTTGCCTAAAAACTTATCATTTGATTTTACCTTACTTACGTTTCGAATATCTAAGACCGCTATTTCAAAAGTGAATGTATTGTTTTGTCCCGGTGCTGATGCGTTAAGTATATTAATGTGTGCTAAAGGAAATATATTCTTTTTAACATTGTCGATGATGTCAGTACCTTGCGTAATGGTATTGATAAAAGGAGCATCTTTAATGCTATCTCTAATGAAGTTTAAACAGGTATAGTATTGGTTCATCGTTGTTGTTGTTTAATTTGTCGTGCCTCTTCTTTTCCCTCGTCGATTAAGTAAGATAGTAACGTGAGTGATTCGTGTAGTCCCTCGCTTCCAACTTCTCCCACTCTAATTTTAAGTTCTCTTGCAATTCGGACAAAAGATTGATACCAACCCCAGCGATCTCCAAATCCATTTTCTCCCGCTTCGCCATCTTGGGAATAGAGGATAGGGTATTGTTCAACAATTCCTTGAATAAAGTCCAAAAAAAAACTGTTGCTCCTCGTACAATATGCATAGGCACATCATTGAAATTTTCAGCTAGTGATTCATCGCCTGTATAGGGTTCAATCTCGTAATACTCCGCTGCCTTTCTTTTGATAGGTCGGTACATAACCGATAACATTAACTCGGTTAACTCATCTTTACCTAAACAGGTATCTATTGTTGCGTGTTCCCCTAGTGAAATCTTTTCTATGTTTGGGATAAAACCATAGTTAACACCGTTTAACTTAAACGTGCGTGTTAGTGTTGGTGTTTGGTCCAATGTTAATGCTATTGTCTTAACAATATCGGCAAACTCTAATGCAGGAAGTTTCATTACATCACTTACTTCTAGGTTACAGAATATAGCCACCATTTGAATACATACATACGTTTCATCATCGGGGTTATCTTGTGCTACCTTTTGGTATCGTCTGAACTGCGATAAGGTAATCTCTTTTAAATCTGTTGGAATTAGTACTCTCATACTATTATAACTAAAAAAAAGTGTTTTGTTTATGTAATTATCACTTTTCGTGTAGGTTTGATTGCAAGTTGCATCATTGCAAAGTAGCGAAGTGCATCTATTGCGTGGTTCATCGAGTCGATTGGCTTGTTAAGTTTCTTGCCAGTCTTGTCAACATCCCAACTATACGCCCTTAATTCTTTGATAAGGTTAACACTTGACTTTGTGATTAACATTTGTCTTTGTTGTAGTACCGATATACCAAAGTTAATGGAATCCGCACCCTTTACAACTGCTTTGATGTTGAATCCAGCTCTGCGTATTTCCTCGATTGATTTCGGCTCGGCACTATCTGCCCAAATCGGGAGGCGTTTATCGTGGCTCATTAAGTTTATTATATCGGAGTTAAGTAGTGATGTCGAATATATTACCTCGTTGCAAATAATCTTACCATCGTATTCGTGTACTTCGATAAGTGCGCTTGGATCGTTGCTATATCCAAAATCTAACCCGTAACCGATTAACTTTGCTTCTGTGGGTATTGTATCGATTAGTTCGTAATTCTCGAATATAACGCCCTCTAGCGTTCCGAGTTGACCGAGTCCGTAAACTTTGTACCAATTATCCCAATAAGATGAAGTGAGTGCCTTTTGCTTTGCTTTGTTTATAAAATTTAAAGCGGATTCTGGACACGCCTCGTTATCCAAATAGTTAACGATTATAAAATCTACGTCATTATCATTTTGTAGTTCGGTGTGAAACCAAAATTCATTAGTCGGATTCCAATCTAAGTACACCCCTTGCTTAGTTCGTGAGGCTAGTTCGGTATAAGCGTGAAATACCATATTGTTAGCCTCATTCATATAAAGATAATCACGCCTTGCACCTCTTAACTTTGAATCGTTGTCTGCTGAAAAGAACTCTATTTCTGAACCGTTGCTAAAAGTGTATTTGAAATCAGTTGCGTTCCATCGATTGTCAAACCAGCGGTTTGTTTCTTTCATTATCTTTTTAAAGTCTTTCATCGCACCACGTTTTAAATGTGGGATTGATTCAGCTACTACGCTAATCTCGGTTAAGTCAGTTTTGATTGCGAGTTGAATTAAAATAGGAAGCACTCCATACGTTTTCCCCGCTGAAGTGCCTCCTTGTATTCCTTTGACAAATTTTGTCAAAGCTCTTATCTTATTTATTACTGTTGTCCTAATAAACATTAATCCGGGAATAGAGGTTGCTCTGCAATTATAGTATTTTGAACCTGCTCTGTTAATCCGTTTAATCGTTGTGTTATACTTGGATTGTAAACTCCTGCCATACCACCCTCTATTTGGTCTTTACGTGTATGTTTCTTAATATATGAACAGATAGTTGCATAATCATCGTATCTTTTGTCTTTATTCCTTAAATAGTCCCCTAAATCTTCTATGATGTCATTGTCAGCTAACCAACATTCAAAACCCTCTATTGTCAAAGGTCGTTCTTTTTCTTTATAAACTTCCAAAGCATCTTTACCAACCCAATCTTTAACTATAAAAGGATTGTTCTTTGTTTCCTTTTGATAGGATAAGAAGTACTCTTTTAGCTTTTCAGGTGTTTCTATGTTCTTATGTCTACCCATTAAATAATATCCCTTTAGCGTTTTTCCTTTTGTCAATTCCTTTGGCTTTCGTGCTGTGGCCTCCGTTTTCTTTTCTTTTATCCATAATTAATAGAAATTAACTATTAAATATTCTAGAAGCAGATTTAAATAAATTATCTAAAGTATTAACCATATGTCTGTAAATATCCTCGCTTTTATTTTCTCTATTATCTACTCCATAATATTTTAAATATATTGAAGATACTTCAATATGTTTTCTATGATGTCCCGCTACCCAATCATCAGCCTGATTCATTACTGTATAAGCAGAATCGGGATTAAGTACTACTTCATCTATTTTTTTATTATTTTGTAATGCTTGATCTCTTATGTAAGCACTTACTGTTTTGCCTCGCATTTTTGCGTTAATTTCTATTTGTACTTTCTCGCTTTCTTTCAGCTTTATGTAAAGTCCTATTTTCTTTTCCATTGGTGTTGTTATTATTATATTTTGGCTCTAGCCATTCCCCATCCCATAAATGATTTTCCGTTAAATATTTCGGAGACATAAACGGTAATTGATTTTTCCTAATTTCCATCGTTAAACAATTTATTCAAATCCTTTACCATTATCGCCTTAACCTTTTCGCTTTTGGTGTTGGTGTTATCCAAGCCGAAGTATTTTAAGTATAATGCTGGAATATTAGGGTTATCACTATTAAACGCTTCGCAGTCCTTACAGTCGATTTTACAAATAGGCTTTTTGTGAGTCCATTTATCCATAGTGAATTGGCGGTCCTCACATTTGGCGCATTGCTTTATTCCAACTGCTTCTGTAATCTCTTTTACTATTGTTCCGAGTTTTGGTTTTTTACTTGACATATTAATTTTTCTTTTACCATTTTATTAATTCTGTGAACTGTTTGAATGTGTATTTCTGTTTGTCTTGAAAAAGGTCGTTGTCCTTGCAAGGTGGAGCAAACAAACATCGTTCGTTCGTACCAAGTTAAATTTTTAGCAAGTTCGTCAAACTCTGGCAAAGATACATATTCATCTTCAATTATCTCAAACCTAGCAAAGTCCTCTATTAAGACTTCTTTTGTATTTAAAGTATCATAGAATAGATTTCTAAGTATGGTGTAAATATAAGAACTTTTGCAATCTTTAAACGTATGCGATTTTAAATACATTTCCTGCACAATCTCGTCGGCAAGGTCTTTGTCTTTCGTAATCTTGAAAGCCATTTGTCGCCATTGCTTATCATCTTGTGCAAGTTTTTCAATCATCTAATTACATATCTTTTCCCCTAGTGTATGAACTCCTACTAAATCTCTTTGTCTTTGCGCTCCTGTACAATCGTTTTCTAGTGTTGCTACGGTCCAAACATAACCACTAGGTAAATGAAACGTGTCAGCCCTTAAAATAGTTTCACAAGTGCAGTTTGCAGGTTCTTCTTGTCTTGCATTATCATCTGTCGAACAACTCGATAACGCTATTGCTAATATAACTAAAATTGTTTTCATAGTGTAAATGTATTAATTATTTTCTAAAGTTTTACTTTTTATTCTATCTCTTACCCAGTCGGTTACATTTGAGCGAGGATCTAAATCTACAACATCATCGTAAATTGTATCGTCTAAATCGGATTTTCTACAAATTTGCCTAGCTTCTTTAGGAGTTAAATTTTCTTGAATTAAGTATAATTGATATACTTTTTTGTCGGTTGTTAGTACTGCTTTAATCATAGTTGTTTCTCTTTTTTATAAATTTCTAATAGTTCTTCTTTTGAGTACGCATCATAAATAATATCCTGATTGTATATTATTAATAGCCACTCTGCAAACTCAATAGCATAATCATCTATTATTTTTTCTACATCGCTAAATCTTGCATTGTATTGTTCAGATAATGCTTTCATTAAATCTAAATTCATTTTATCTCTTAATTCCCTTGCCTTTTCTTTTGGTGTCATAAACTATCTAATATTTTACGAGTCGCCTCGTGGTTAAACTTCTGTATAAAATTATCATTGTAATCAAATTCAAATCCTACATAACTATTGTCATCGGTGTACAAAAACATATAGTACCAATGCCAATGCTCAACCTTATTTATCCATTTACTAGGGTGCTGTAAGTTCTTTGCAATACACGACAATCTGTAAGGTCTGCCTAACTTTGAAAGTTTTGGCGTAATTGATAAGTTTAATTCGGTCGGTTTCATTTGTCAAAGATTAAAAACATTTTTTTATTAAACTAATTTTATTTCAATTTTAACAGTTCTTTGCATTTAATATCGTACTGTAATTTTTTAGCAATCAACTGATCACGTGTAAATTTTAATTGTCTTGTGTCGTTGGCTAATACTTCAATATCATTAGCATACTGCTTTCCATACCTCGCAATTAAACCTAGTCTATAATTTAATTCATTGCCATTTAAAAAGCGGTTACACTTGCGGCATTGTTTATGGCAATTCATTTCGTTAAAGATAACGCCTGAATATATTTCAGCTTTTTTATAATGACCGCCATCCCATAAATCGGTGGTTTGAACTCCGCAAGATATGCAAGGTAAATCGAAATCACGCAAACGAATAAACTTTTGAAATAATTTTTTAGCCTCGCTCTCTAATTGCGTGAGCGTTTTTAAAGCGGTTTTAAGCGATTGTTTTTCTTTTTGCCATACTTTACTAGCATTTGCTTTTACTTTCGCTCTAGCGTACTGTATTGAAGTATCAACACATTTCTCATCGTTACAGAACTTTTGTAAAAAACGAGTTGCTGTAAATTTACTTTTACAGTTTAGGCATCTAGGCATATTATTCTATTAAGTACGGGAGTCCGTTTTTGTTTATATCAAAACTAAATTGTTTAAAATGATAACCACGTGAGTATGGGTTTGTAACTGTAACGCTTCGATCTGAATTAACATCTAGGTTTATAACCGTTTCAGCTTTTTTAAGTACGTAAGTTCCCAAATGCCCCAAAGGTTTACCGGTG